CGTTCCTGGTGATGGTGCCGAAGAAGACGGACGCCACCGGTAAGGTCATCCCGCTGCCGGTTGTCTATGAAGTGAACCAGGGTCGCTCGTCTACTTTCAGCAACGCCCAGGGCAACCAGAGCCCCGGCCTGTTGGCTGAGTTTTTTATGACCCTGAAGCCGGACTACGACATTGCAACGCTCAGCAATCAGGCAATGCTTGCGAGCCAGGACGAGAAGGGGTCGTTCCTTGACTTTGCGACCTTGTTTGTCGACCTTGCCATTCAGGGTGCTGCCCTTTCGGCGGCGTCTTCGTGCTTCCGCTCCGGCACCGGTTCCATCGGGCAGATCTCGAGCATTTCCGCTGGCGTGATTACTCTCACGCAGGCTGCGGATGTGTCTCAGTTTGGCATTAACCAGACTCTGCAGGCCAACAGCACCGACGGCGGCACCCCGCGCGCGGCCCTCGGCTACGTGGTGGCGCGCAACGTCGTTGCTGGCACCATCACCGTTTCCGCCGTTGCCCAGGGTGGCGCGGCCGGTACGCCCACGGGCTGGACTACCAATGATTTCCTGCTGGTTCAGGGCGACAACAACGCGAAACTGTCTGGTCTGACGGCTTGGCTCCCGTCTGTTGCTCCCTCGAGCACTGACAACTTCTACGGTGTCAACCGGTCTGTTGATAGCCGTCTGTATGGTCTGTACTACAACGGCACGCAGCAGCCGATTGAGGAGGCGCTGATTGATGCCGCCCTGCTGGTCCGCCGCGAGAAGGGGCGTCCCCGGCATTTCTTTACAAACTTTGGCTCTGAGGCTGCACTGATTAAGGCTCTCGGCGCGCGCCGTGAGTTTGTAGATTGGCAGTCTGAGGGTGAAATCGGCTTCCGCGGTGTCAAGGTTCAGGGTCCGGCTGGCCCCATTGAAGTGTTTGCTGACCGCAACTGTCAGGCTGCTACCGGCTACCTGCTTCAGCTGAACACGTGGACTCTTCACAGCCTCAATCAGGTGCCCCATATTTTCCGGTACGGGGATCAGCTTGACATGCTCCGCCTTGCAAATGCAGACGCAAGCGAGGTGCGTGTTGGCAGCTACGCGAACTTGGATTGTCGCGCTCCTGGCTGGAATTCTCAGGTTGCCCTTGGCGTGTAATTGAACTTGTGAGGCCCGCTGCGCTTGTGGCGGGCCTCACTCTCAAAGGAGACACACCATGGCGAACAGAACTTTTGACCAGTACGACCTGAGCATCTTGAAGCGCGTGTGCCATGTCTGGGGTGTGTTCCAGATGAACGGCACCACGCCTGTGCTGCAGAGGTGGAATTACCCCACTCTTGGCACTGGCGTTAACGCTCGCACCTACTCTGCCGCGCCCACGCCTGCGTCTGCTGGCGCCAGCGTTGGCCCGTTTAACCACTACAGCGCGGGCGCTGACGGCGTTTGGTCCGTCACTCGCACTGGCGCGGGTCTGTGGACGGTGCAGCTGCAGGACAACTACCAGCGGCTCCTGAGTGTGAAGGTTTCTCAGTCGCTCGCGGGCGGCCTCGGAAACATCGTCCAGGCGCACGAAAACAGCAGCATCTCCAACATGCCCGCCTCTGGCGGCTCCATCATCGGCCTTGCGCTGTTGTCTGCCTCGGGCGCCGCTGCGGACCCTACCGCGAGCTCCTACGTCCGCGTGGAGTTTGCCCTTCAGGACGCCACGGAGCCCTAAGTCATGGCCCTGACCTGTACCCTTACGCTGAACAAGGCCACCATGGGCGCCGGTCAGACGCCACCGCCCTTGGCCACCCTTACGGTGGTTAACCCCAACGCGGTGCCGGTTGCCGTGTTGGGGGGGCGCATCTCCTTCAACGTTGCTGGCTTGCCTCTGACCCGTCCTCCGTACTCGGAAGTGCTGTTGCCCATTGACCCTGGGCAGAACACCACCATTGCCGCATCTGGCAGCACGGTCATTGGCCCGTTCCCCATTCAGCTTCAGCTTCCGGTTACGAACTACTTCCTGAGTGTGGATGTTCCAGGCACCAGCACGCCAACGAATGCCCAGCCGTCCCAGCCCACTTCATGGTCGATTCAGGTGGGCGGCCGCGTCCAAGGCAGCGATGGCAGTGACAATGCCATCACGCCAGCAACCATTACTGTCACATACATCAACTCTACGCCTTGAAGGTGGGACATGCCCGCGACTCTCTCAATCGTTCTGCCCAATAGGCAGGTTGTTGCCCAGCAGACGCTTAATGCGTACCTGTTGGTTGAGGACAAGGACTCGAGCGGTCCCTACACTCTGCAAACCGCTAGCGTCACTGAGGTTACCGAGTCTGACTTTCAAATTGGCGCAATCAACACCAGCGCGCCCAACTCACCCCCGGGCACTGGCAAGATCGTGGTGCCACTTAATGGGTCCGCCGCGCTGCCGTTTTCGCTGGTCAGCATGTCACCCGCTGGCACTGGTCCCAGCCCCCAGAACCAGCCTGGGGGCGCCGCGCCCAACAACTCTGCCGCATACCCTGAAGCCGTGTTTGTGTTTCAGGGTGCCTTGACCTACACGACCTCTGGCGGCGCCACGGTTGCGGTCACTACCGTTGGCCCAACGCTGGTGCCGGTGCTTGCCGCCGAGCCGCCGGACATTGGCTTCCAAGGGCAGCTGCTGCTCTCGCAGGGCGGAAACTTCATCACCTATTACGCAATGTACCTGCTGTAACCAACCGCGCTGAACGGCGCACACACAAGGAATCAAACACATGGCTCTTACTCCCGTTATCGCGCGCGATGGAAACAACGTTAGCCAAAGCATGGCTGCGTTTCAGGATCCTTCCAACGTCAACGTTGCCTACATCTCCACTGACACCTCCCAGGCGTATTTCCGCGGCGGCGCCGTGGTGACGCCTGTGTCCGGCGCCACCGGCACCCTGGCGGTCATTCAGGGGTCTGCCACCAAGACCATCCGCATCCGCCGTATCGGTCTGTCCCTGCAGGGCGGCACCACTCAGAGCAACTCCCTGCAGCTGCAGCGCGTGTCCGCGGCCGGTTCCGGCGGCACTTCTAACGTGGTGACCGCGGCTAAGATGGACCCCTCGACCCCCGCGGCCACGGCGGTTGTGACTTGGTTCTCTGCCGCCTCTCGCACCCCGGGCACCGCCAGCGGTGGACCGCTGACCTCGGTGAACGTGCTGAACCAGGCGGGCACCTCGCCCACGTTTAGCATCGTTGACCAGATGCTTTTCCCTGAGCTGGGTTCGCCCATGGGTCAGTCCATCGTGCTGCGCGGTTCGTCTGACTTCCTCGAGATTCAGACCGTGGCGGCGCTTCCCGCTTCCGTCACCATGAACCTTTTTGTGGAGTGGGTTGAGGACGCGAGCTAATGTCCTTCCTGGGCAACGTGGTGGTTGGCGACGTGGAGGTCACCCAGGGCCTCCGTCTCACCAACTATGCGGACACGAGCGACACGCCCGGTCCCGCCACGGCCAACGCCGTGCGCGGCAAGTCGGCAATTGCAGCCGGGGACACGTACACCGAAATTACCAACAGCTGCGTGACGAGCTCCTCGCAGGTTATCGCTCAGTGCTGCTCTCAGGACATTGTGTGGGTGACTTCCTGCGTTGCGCTGGACGGCCTTTTTCAGGTGTACCTGAATGATGCGTCCCAGAACAACGTGGCAATCAACTGGGTCATTCTGAACTGACTCGCGCTTTAGCTGTAGACTGACAGGCGGGCGCTCTTTCGGGCGGCCCGCTTTTTTCTTAGGGGCCTCAATGACTACCCTTTTAGAGCTTCGCAACCGCTGCAAGTTTGAATCTGACAACGTAAACCAATCGTTTATCAGTGACGCGGAGTGGGATGTTTACATTAACAGCAGCTACCGCGAGCTGTACGGGCAAATCGTCACCAACTTTGGCAACGATTATTTTACCCAAACTCCGTTTACTGGTTACACGTTCACCACTGACGGCACCACACAGTTCTACCCACTGCCGGCGGACTTCTTCAAGCTGTTGGGCGTCGACCTTCAAATTAGCGCCCCCAACTATTGGGTGAGCCTTAAGCCATTCCCAATGAGTGAGCGCAACAAGCTGAGTGGAACTAACTCGCTCGTGCCCATGGCCGGTCAGGTTTTGC